TAAATAAAATATAAATATCTTAGATTTATTTGCCATAACGTTTGTCGTTTGGATTCAGATAATTTATGATGATAGGCAAAATTGAGATAACTCCTGCACTTATGCATTCCTCTAATGTTATTAAATAGATGTTTCCCTTGCTAATAATCATAGTAAGAACTGCTGTAATAAATACTTTTACCCAACTTCCGTAAATACTATTTAGAAATTTCATCATCTTTTACTCTTTTAGTTGCATTGTAGTAATAACGAATTGCAAAGATACCTGAAATAATAGCAGTCAAACCAGCTACCAAAGTTACAAATGGTTGTACTTGTGTTAGTGTTAATGATGCTGCCGTAAGGCTTATACCTGTATTAACTAATGCTTGACTGCTATCTTGTGTCATTAATCTTCTGTTTTTTCCTCTTTAGGTTTTTGCTCAAGTTCAAGCTGACCAAAGAAAGTTAATAATGGTAATCCGAACTCTGTAGGGATTTTGTTAATAAATGCCTTTAAGTCGTTTAATTGTTGCTCGTTTAATGTTAACATGATTTATATTTTTTATAAAGATAGTATTTTGTTACGGATTAACAAATGGTAAAGGTAAAATTACAATAGGTGGATTAACTTGATTCTCTATTTGAGCATCTAAATTAAGGTCTAAAGCAGGAACATCTATTGAAGCATCTAACCAACCACAAACAATGTCATAGGTTAAGTCCTCGTAAGGGATAAAGTTAGCAACGTCATCTTTTGAGAATGATTGACTACCATAAACCGAAGCAAAGTATTCTACTCCGTTGATTGTTTCTTTAGCGTTACGATTCCAATGAACATTTATAACAAAATCCTTTAAATCGCTATCAATCGGCAAACTTTCCATTTGATTGATAAACCAGTATTTCATATTATTTATTTTTAATTAATTGTCTTAGTTCTTCTATTTGTGCTTGTTGTTCTTGAATGGCTTTTAGCATTGGAGTTATTAATCGCATATATTCTATACCAGCCATTTCTTTAGTTCCATCTTCTTTCTCATTGTAGTTAACTAAAAAGTCTGCTATTGGCTCTGTATCTTCTGCGATTAAACCATAAAATAATTCATCGTACGATTCATCTGTATAATTACCATCTTCATCTTTTTTGCGATAATTAAAAGTAACTGGGTTTAATTGATATACCCAATCAACGTTTTCAATGTTTTGTATATTCTTTTTTGATGCTCTAATAGATGAAATGCCTCCTAATCCACCAGTTCCACTTTCAATATATAATGTTCTTGGAGATGTATTTACAGTATTACCATATACAACATTATTTAAAAGAATATTACCACCGCTTGTAACTGTGAATCTTACAGTTCCGCCAAGTGTTCCGTAAGTTGTTCTTTGTGCGATATTAAAATTTGTATCGGGTCCTGTGTAAAATAAATCAACACCTCTACCTGCAACTTTTTGTACTCCAAATTCATAAGTTCCATCTCTATAATAGTTTTGTTCAGTAACATTATCTGCTGAACCTCTATTGTTTAGAATACCATTTACAGTTGCATCACTTGAGAATGTAGCATCACCAGTAGATTGAGCAATGGTTAAAGCATTTTTAGGAGTACCACCACCAAACACATCTAATTTAAAATCACCACTTGTTGCAGTTCTAATACCCCAATAAGATGAAGAGCCTAATAAATTAAAACCATTTGTAATATTAGTCGCATCACTTGTTGTTATAGTCGTGTTATTTAATGGAGAATTTACAAACATACTACCATTAAACGTAGCACTTGTACCACTTAAAGCACCAGTAAGCGTACCACCTGTTAAAGGTAGATAAGCAGATAGGTTGCTTGTAAGGGCTAAAGTACCATTTGTATTTGGTAATGTAAATGTTTTTATTGTATTGTCCGTTATGCCACTTAAATCAAATGCAGCAGTTTTTGGATTGCTTACATAAGTTGTTAAATAAATTGTATTAGAAGTTGTATTTAAACTTGTATAACCAATAGCAGTTGGTAAAGCAGTATTACTTTTTAACAATAAAGTACCAGCGTTGCTTCCATTACCATCTAAAGCCAAATTTTGAGTGAATGTTTTTGCACCTGTTATTGTTTGAGTAGTTGATATTGTTACATACCCACTTAAATCACTTGTCAATGCTAAAGTACCTGTCGCAGCAGGGAAGGTATAATTATAACTTGTTGCACTTTGGAAAATAAACCTTGCACCGCCAGTCAAATTTCTTAAAGCAAAATTGATTCCATCATCAGCACCATGCATAAGAGTATAACCTGCAAGAGCACCGCCATTTGCATTTGTTAAATAAAAACCATTCTGAACAAATTGCGCACCTGTTGTTGTAACATTTGCAGATAGAGTCATAGCACCATTACTATTGATTGATAATGGAGTAGTTGAATTATCATAAGCAAATATGTCAAAAGTATTTACACCAGAAGCGTAATTATTTCCTATTCTCCATTTATTTGTTCCATCACTTTGTAATATTGTGTAAGCACTATTTGTTCCAGTACCATTTATTACAGGGTTTTGACTAAAAGTATTTACACCGCTAAATGTCTTTGCAGCCGTAATTGTTTGAGTAGTATCAAGAGTAACATAATTACCAGCAGGTTGCTTGTTATTAAACGTACTCCAATCCGTTGAACTCAATTTACCTGTATTTGTAGCCGAAGCAACAGGCAGATTAAAAGTATGCGTAGCCGTTGAACTTGATATATTAAAATCAGTTCCGCTTGTTCCTGTCGCTAAAAATTGTACTTGTCTTGTTAAGTTATTTAACGAAGTTAATCCCTTAGAAAATGTTGTAACTACTTGGCACAAATGATTGTTTTCTGTGTGTAAAGTAACTGTTCTTGTATCAACGTTTGCATAGATTCTAATTGCTAATCTATCAGTTATTGCTAAAGTAGTTTGAGTAACAGGAATAGCAAAATAATAAGGACTTAAAGTTGTACCACTTGTTAAATATTCAGGTACGCTTTGGCTACTTCCTATTAAAGTAAAAGTAGTGCCGTCATACTTATAAACCTCTGCATAAACATAAGGATTATGAGCATTAGAGTTTACACTAAAATAAAACTCACAATTAAAGTTTCCTGCAGGTACTTCTAATAAAGCAGGGTCATTAGCATCAGTTATGTAACTTGCTATGTATCCATTAGTTGAAGCCGTAATATCTGTCCCTGCACCTGCAATAGGGTCTTTACTAAATTCTCTATAAGCAACACCGCCAATAGTACCTTGACTTACACTTGAATTTAGATAATAAGAAACCGAACTTCCGCCGCCTGTTGATGTTGGGAAATCCGCCAATGCGCCATCCCCTCTAACATATTGAGTAGCATCCCCCGCAAATCCTATGTTAATAGTTCCCGCACTTGTAATTGGACTGCCTGTTATCGTTAAAGCGTCGCCTGTTTCTGTAACCGCAACGCTTGTAACAGTACCCGTTGTAGCAAATAAATTAGCTATCTGTAATAACGTAATCTTTTTACTTACTCCTGTAATCGGATCGCCTATAATTGTTAAATCAGAAGTTTGCGGTGCAACATTTGTCGCTAACTGATTAATTTTTTTTGATTCCATTAATAAGTATAATTTGTAGGCACTTGACACCTGTTGTTTATAAATGGTAAATTCAAAGTAATATCACACTTGACGCCTGCTAAAAAATCAGGATCAGATTCCGTGAAATAAGTCATTGGAATATTATCCCCGCAAGTCCAAGTAACTATCCCATAATCCATTGGGTATCTTAACTGCGCAATAAAATCTTGTGCTACCAATGTTTGATCTGATAAAACTTCTGTTTCGTTTGTTTCCTCTGATAGCATTCTATCCATAAAGTAAAAACTAAAATTGTAGTCTATTTCTTTAGCACCTATTGTAGCACCTGTTAACGTAAAAAACATAGCAGGATAAGTAACCTCTGCATTGCTTAAACGCTCCCAGACATCCCCAAAGTAAACAAAATTAATTTGTTCGTGGTCGTTTCCTATCTTTGTCAGTTCGTTGACTATTTGGTTTAATGTCATTCTTTTTTGCTTTTTCCAAATAAACTTTTAGCTTATTTTGGTTTTTTATAGTTACTTGTTTACTCATATTAGCAGCATCCAATATTACCCTGATACCTTTCCTCAAAAGTTCTTTTACGTTTGCCCTCGTAATCATCATCATTGCAACAAGCATCCCCTAAGTACATTGAAACTGTGTAACCTTCATTATCAGGCTTGATTGAATCAATGCCGCTACCAAAGTTTAAGTAGTTAGGATATAAAGCATTGTTTTGTTTTAGGTATTTAATTAACCTTTGCTTATAAAATTCTGCTCTGGCTTTGTATCTGTTAGCCACGTCAATCATATCTTGCATTGAAGGGTTTTCCTGATTTTCGCCTGACTTTCTTAAAAGCCCTTTGTTATAAAACTGAAATGATAAACCTTGTGGTAATTCAGACATTACAAAATAGATTAATGTATCTACAATGTAATCATCTAATAAAGTCGTTTGTAAATTTGTATATGTATTGGTATCAACCGCCGTTTGTAATTCATTGTAAAGTGCCGATCCCAAAGCAGGCAAAATATACATATCTTGCGCCGTCTTGATTTCAGGCAATACTAATTTTTCATCTACGTTTGCGTGCAATCCTGTTCTGTCCTTAATTGACTGAACTGATATAAATAAAGTATTCTTGCTCATTATTTTTTTCTTGTTACTATGTTTGAAACCCATTGATGTCTGCACTCTGGACTATGTTTGCCACTTGATTCTGTGTACCAACCGCCTTTACGATCCCATACCGAATAACCTAATCTTGCACTCATTAACTCTATTTCGCTACGGCTATAAACCTTATTTGCGTCTAATAAAGCCACGCAAAACGGACGGCTTGTATCCTTATCTGCATTACTAAAACCCGCTTTCCATTCATAAGAATATCTAATCAGCAACTCCGTTGTCTGTGGCTTAATCTTTTCTAAAATATCCTTTAATGGCTCTGTCAAAGTATGCTCTGTAATCACATTTTCATCAATCCCTGTACCTATTGTGTATTGCTTTGGTTGAATATGCCCGTCATCAATCAATTTTTTAATTACTTGATTGATAGTATCCACGTTTTGATCTAAGGTAGTCGCCAATACTTCTGGCGTTATTCTTTTATCCTTAGCCATCAAATCAAGCACATTCGCTTGTAATTGATTTACCTCTGCAAATAACTGATATTCAGAATCATCATTAAAGCGCGTTCTTGACTTCCAAAT